GTGCTTTGGGTTAGGGCAGAGTCAGGGTGTAAATCCAACGTCGTGGGACGTTCAAAAAGTACAAGAGACTGAAATCTGCTCCTATGCAATGGTGCTCCGCCACTTGTGTGTAATCAAATACAGCACGGGACGCAGAACCGGTGTTGGTAATGATGGTACCTCCTTCAATAACAAAATTATTGTTCTCGGAATCATCGTCGTTTGAGCCGTAGTTGCGCTTCCCTGGGTCAGTATCGATAAATCGAAACTTATTCATGAAAGGAACCATGACTTGAAGACCTGTTTGGGTCTTTTCATTTTGCAGAGCCATGCCCGCCACACCACTATAGATGTACCGGGTTAGCTTCCGCTGATCGTTCGCACCTAGCGTCGATTGGCTCAATGAGCTCGACCTTGCCACGTACGGCTCGTTCAATCGCGATACTCCCCAGTAGGTGAGATCTTGACTTGAATCGAGACTGTCAAAAGAATACATCATAGATCCACGCTGCCCAATGTAGGCAGCAGAGAGCCATGTGTATGGCGTGATGTTCACGTAGTTGGCTGGTGCAGTACCAGCTCCAACTATTTCGTTGGCCGTCAAGGGCGCCAATGGGTCAAACCCATACGACACCGGGTAAATGTTGCGGAACAGCTTCGAAAAACTGGACCGTGTAGCACCCGCGGCAAATGTCGACACAGTATTCGGGGCAAGAATGCCATGAAAAGCTGTGCGACGAAGAAGAGATCGCAACGAACGAATATCCTCTCCAAAGTTCACCATCAGACCATTCTCTGGGCGCGACGTGCACTTCCCCATCTCAAAAAGAGTAGGAGCAGTATCAGCACTTTGCACCTCGAAAACAGACGAGGGTGTGACAACATCGCTGGGGTTAGCCAGTTCGAAATTGTCTGCGGCATAGCAAAAGAATACTAGCCCAACATTCGAAGTTGCGTCTGGTCCCGTAAGGGGGTTCAGAACACGAACCTCGAATCTACCATTGTGGTAGTCAGCGTCATACCCACTATCGGAGTCGGCGCGTCCAGATGTATCACGGTTGTATCCAGGTCGTACACGGAGCCACGATTGTGGTGCCATGTACGGAATCCGGAATTCCACGAAGTCATCTGCTTGGATATCTAAAATCTTGGTGTTAACCACGGTCTCGGTATCCGCATCGGAGAAAATGTTACCAACTGGGTCGTACGAAATGCGTAGACGTCCCTGGTGGTATTGTGAGCGTACAACCATTATTCGTAGGATCAAATCGCCACGCCAATTGGAGAAAAGGCGTGAGATGTAACCCATCGGAACATCGAGTTGGCTCTGTGATGGTGGTGAGTCAATCGTGCGCGACCAGGTCGGCGTCACGTTGGCTCGCATGAGAGAGAAATCCTCCAAATCACTCTGCTCCCAGTTGACCACTCGAATGAACGAGGGCCGTTTGGCGATGTACGAAATCGCTAGCTCGTCTTCTGCAGAAAGTCCAACTGTCGTCGGATCCACAGTGAGCTCGTTCTTCGGATCTAGTGTCAGCTTGTCAATTGGCACAGAAATTTGGGAACTTGAAAAAGCATGAAACGGCGTGTCCTTGATGGGCATGACGTTATCAATCACTGGAGGGTTCGTAAATCCAAAAAGACTTGCGATGGCGCCAACTGCTTTAGCACCAATGGTTGTGGCGCGAGCAAATTTGCCAATCACAGGAGCTTTCTCCAGGTACTTGGAGATTCCAGCCACCGTAGATGCCACACGTGACACCGGGCCCTTGCCGTACTCATCCGCAGTCTGAACAGCGAGATCAACAGTGTTACCTGCTAACTTCACATTTTCAGCCCACGCATAGACGACAATGCCCACTGGCTGTGTGGTCAATCCGTTGGCACTCTGGAACGCCTTGAAAGGGTAAAGCGTGAGCTCTCCCATGGCCTGTGTGTCGACCTCAGTAAGCTCGAGCCAATTCTTGTAGTACAGGAACGGGCATTCGATCTCACCTCCTTTGTTTTTGTGACTCTCAATCAAAATCGTAGACCGCTGCGAAAGCGGAATGCGAATCTCAGGGGAAGTCACGGCATTGTAGTCCATGTGCTGGGCAAAAGCTGTCAACGGCTTGTAACTCATACCATAGCACCCGTAAATGAATGGTGTACTATTCACAACAACCTTGATTTTCAGATCACATTGAATGTAAGCATAATTGTCAAGTTTGCGGCGAATTGCATCCTTATTCAGAAATAGATACCAAGGTTGGAGCACTCGCTGTGTAAACGATTCACCCAGCCCAATGCTGTACGACGCAATGCGCACAGGACGAGACAAGAAGTCCGTCAGACCGTAATCACCAGTATCGATGTCTTCCACAACCTCGTCAAAGGTCGCAGTTTCACCAACTTGGTCTCCTTCGCACCTATCTGCGAATTCTAGCACCTCTTGAGTTTCGGTGACCATTGGGGTCATCGATTCATCAGTGCTCTGCACTTCCATCTTGTCATGAACCTCCTCCTGCTCTTCAAACAGTTCAGAGTATCTATCAAAAACATCTCTCTTGATAGCATACATCTGATCTGTCAGTTGAGCAACACGAAGTTGCATGTGGTTGAGCCGTAGCTCTAGGAATTCAATCCTTTTGTTCTTGTTGTTGTTGTTGCCAGGTTGTAGTACAACTACAGGGTAAACCTATTCCCTGCAGAGGTTGCTCTTTTGTGGCTTCAGCTAGCCATCTCTAAATAGAGATTTTGGGGAACGCCCATGCAGAGTGTAAGATTGGTATCCATGCTACGTGAAATGAGAGAGCAACTCTTTTCAAGTCAGTAACTATACCAAAATGGCCCGTTTGGTTTGCTTTCGCGAGACTAGGTACCTTCGCCCCGGTGATTTTATAGACTCACCAAGTCTTTGTGCTTCTAGTTAGCCGACCAGAAGCGTGTGAACAGCTCCGAGTAGGTGGGAAATGAACTAGGTTCGACGTAAACACTAGCGTCAATTTCTTCCACCACATCTAGGAACATTGTCCGTTTCTGCTCAAAGATATCTCTCCCGTAGAAGAAATACTCGGCAGATGCTGAGCTCATTGTTGCCACCGCTTGCTCCTTGGCAGTAATGGTCTTGCTTGCGCACCATACTGTCAGGCTCTTGTTGATGGAGTCCTCTTCCAGAGGACACAAATGAGCTCCTACATCTTCATCCCAACGCCATGTCCTTTTCAAGAAAGAACATTCGCTGATGTGAATGTAGGGCTTTGAGGCTGCTTCTTTGTCAGCCATGGTGTACTTGATACCCACTTCCTGCAATGCTCCCTGAATGGAAGTATGCGTAAAGAAAGGAGCATCCTTTGATACACCCATGATGTTGTCATCACCGTACGTCATGAGTGCCACATGTTTTTTGAAATCATCACAGTTTCCCGAAGGACTGAGGATCGCATAACAGTAGCGCATGTAGAGCGCATTGGCGAGACCGTTAATGATGACCGTCAGTGGGTGTCCCGATGGATTGGATCCATAGAACTCCATGAGGTCACCATTGAAGTCCACCACTGGGAATGCAGTGTCTTCAGCGATGCCTTGCACCACTTTCAATTCTGATGGTGAGTAACCGGCCTCTTCGCAGAGGTTGCGAATCACATCAAACGCAGCAAGAATGATCGTGGGCGGCATGCTCTTGTCGAACGATGCGTAATCGCCTGCTACCATACGGTTCTCACCGTGCTGGACCAGGTAATCACGAATTTCGCCCCACTGGTTGGAATGGCAGTTTGTGCCAGGTCCTGATTCGAAAACGAACCGATTCTTCTGCACAACTCTAATGACTGAAAGCAAAAACTTTCGCACTACAAATGACCAATCAAAGGGAGCACCCGTGAACACACGAGTTTTCCCTGACTTGACCTTTGCAAACTTGGTTGCTTCGTCTTTCAAGTGTGCACAGAACACAGGACTGTAACGCTGTCCATTTTCATAACCCTCGATGATTTCGTCAACGCGGGTCATAATTTCTGGAGCAGCAACTACAGGGTCCTGTAGACCATGCATGGGGGCAGTGGCTTCCAAAAAATGTTTCTTGGATTTTTTCCACGGTGCCCCAGCACTTGTATTGCGGTTGATTGAATCAACGTACGCAACACCGGGTGCGCCATTCAGCGCTGTGACGTCATCATACACCATGATCTCCTCGAGTTCTCCGGCTGGGAGAGACTCTAAAATCGATTGGGTGAATGACTTGACACAGTCAGCCAAAATGGCAGTGTTGATCATTGTCACGGGTTTCACCATATCTTGGAGCGCTATGTTCCATGGTTGCCACCCTTTCATCACTGGAGCTGAATGCTTCACAGTGTATCCCCGCTTCAGCATTGAATCACACATGATTGTGCGCTCAACGCTTGAGCTGGGGGAAGCCCGAAATCCACTAAAGGATCCGTAGACATTGGCTGTACCTTTCTCCAGCCAACGCACCGTAGCCCGCTCCGAAAGTTCTTTCAACTCACGGTTGGCGCTAGGCGCGCTGATTCGAGGTTCACAGCTCTGTACCTGCGGTTCAGTGAAATGGGCCAATCCTGCTCGGATTGTGCTCTGATTCACCACTGTGACACCGACCTCGTTGTTCTTTCCCAGGAAATGAATTCCTAGCAAAACAGGGCCATAGCCCGTGCTGGCAAACAGCACTGAACCACAATCCCCAACTCGGGTAGGTGTCTTCACCTTGCCAAAAAAGGCACTAGCGCATGTGTCCAGGACTGCACACTTGTATGCATCCTGGCGCCGCAAGGCCTCCACTGTCTTGGTGTAAACAGTGCCATCCTCATTGCGTCCCACGTATGTTCCTCGTAGAGTACCTCGAAGTGAGTCCTCCATGAACAATTGTGTGATGTCTTTAGATGGTGGCAGGTTGCGAACACGAATGAACGCTACGTCCTGCTTTGGCATGCGGAAAATGTCACGCTGCGAGACAAGGATGCGAAGGTTTGCATTCACACCTGTGTCTTCAGCACCATGAACTATCTGCAATTCAAAGGTGTCTGTTTCTGGTAAACCATGGTTGTTGCACACGTACACGTGGCCCGTAACTGCTGTAGCACGGATCACACGTTGCACTTGCTCACCATTTTCCACTCTGAAAGATCTAAAGTGGTAACAACTTTTCGCTATGCGCTCTACCATCTCGGAATCATCGAATCTCTTCCATGACCGAGTGACAGGGGACACATCGAATGTGGTCAAAGCAAAGTTGCTCTTGTGCCACACGTTGGGTTTTTCGTCATTTGACGCACGAGGCGCCCTTCCCGAGCGCTCCGAGGCTCGGGGTGATGCTGCCGGAACAACATCTTTCTCCACTCCTACCATGCTGGGCTGATTGCCCTGCACAGCAAGTGCGGGTTTGGTACAGAAGTCGTAGATCGAGCTGGTCACTTTGTAAGTGGCGTATGCACTTGTGACACCAAGCGCGATCCGAACAAGCAGAGGGTGGTTCCCAATGCGAGCCTCCACGGTATTACCCATGGAACGAAATGTACGTTTCATGTGGTCGATCTTCTCCTTAGGAGCAACAAAATGCTCCTCCAACATCGACCGAATGACCAAACGGTCAAGCACCCATCGCACAAGTTCAAATGTCCATCGTGAGGACACGATGTACAGAACTATGTGCAGAAGTGTGTACTTGAACAATTCAGTCCAGGTGAGGGGGGTCACTGCCACCACCTCAGTTGTCACTTCAGCTTCAGTAGCATCAGTGGTTTGGACTTCTTTGCACAAACATTCTGCTGATGGATACCAGCATTCCCGACATATCTCGATGCCGGCCATGTTTGCGTCACAGTCCGAAACCATCTTCTGCACTTCAGCATGACGAATGGATTCTTTCGAAAACCACGCCAAAAAGGCATTGGTCTCGGAGAAGACTTGCAACTCTACGAGTTTTCCCTGTTGTCTCAGACGCTCGGTCCCAACAGGTTCAACACCGTACACAGTGTACAGCCAGTAATTTGGCCATTCACCGTCAACTTGTTCAATCTTGCTCGAATCCAACATGCACTCATGCTTTGCAAACTCTTTCTTGGGCTTCACATCAATCACGAAAGGCAATCGACGTTGCACCGCAAGAGGAGTCTGAAAGTAATGGTATGCATTCAGATCATTGCAATTTGAGGTAGCAATTACCATCTCGCACCGCACTGGCGTACGTCCCTTGTCAGAGAGTTCAGCCTGGTTTGGTACAAATGGTACATTGTTCACCACCTGCAGCATTTCCATGATGGAAGGATCACCAGATTGCGCCTTGTTAGGGTGCATGAAGGCAATGTCATCAAGTTGAACGCACCACTGACTGGAGTTGAAACCAGACCAGAAGTCGTCACACGCGTTGCGCGTGTACTTGAATTCACTGCCTACTGGCAAGTTGTGAACTTTGCCGTACTGGTAAAAAAGCATCTTTGTGAGAGTTGATTTCCCGATGCTTGATCCACCATACAGCAGCACAGAAAATGGAGCCTTGCGCTCCTTCTGTGCTTCACGTTTGGTGGTTTCATTTGCCAAAATCATGGCAAGTTCGCTCACCAAAGCGCGCACTGTCTTTCTCTCGTACTCGCCCATTCGGGCAGCATGTTTGTAGATTGCCTCTCCTTGCTCAACTGCTTCACGCAGGTCAGCAAGAAAAGAAAATCTGTCAATGCCATGGGCCTCCGGGAAGGCCAGCAGAGTAGATTTGTGTTTCAGATCAGTGGCTGTGTTGAACCATTTTTCATAAGAAGATCCAGAGTGATAGATCGGGTCCATTGACCCAGTCTTCATGCACTGGTATCCTCTTTCGCACAGGAACAACAGTGTGTCCACCATGGTGTGGACAAAATCCACACCCATTGTGAACTTCTTCTTCACTGATTCTGCTTCAAGCTTGGTGTAACGCAGATTGTCAAATGTAATTCCAACCTTCTCAAAGAGAGAGAGGCTCAGAGCATACATTGCAAATCTATACAGCTTCTTGAAGACTGGGGCATTGCGAATTTCTTCGTAACGCTCCAAGTATCCCCTAAGGGACTTGAACGTAGAATCCACGCTCTGCACTTCGAAAGTGTCGAATACTTTGTGAAAGTAATCCGACAGCTTACCAAGGTGAGAGCCTGAAAAAAAGTGAACCTTGATTGCGCAACTTTACAAAAGTAATCAGCGCAATGGTGTAATCCACTTTGGTTCTCGCATTCACGATTTGTGCTACCAGCAAGCACACGTCCTCAAGGAGTTTGACACAAAAGTCACCTCCTTTGAAACGAAAAAACTGGTCAAGGACCACATCATACACCTGTTTGGGGATGTACTCATCTATGGTTTGGATGTCCCACTCATTCAAGAGTTGTTTTTCACATTCTGAAACGATGGTGTACGTCGGCAATTGGATTACCGGAGTACAGCCACCCTTCAGTGGATGAAGGACAAAGCGAATGGTGTCATTGTTGTGCAAGCCGTAGTCCTGAAGTAGGATTGGGTTGCGCGACAGGGGCTTGAGGCCCTGGTACAATGTCACACAGTGTGTTTGTTTGGGGGCCACGTGCCAAAGGCAACGTGGCTTGGAAAGCTTCTGAAATCGTGCATCGACGAAATCGTAGACTTCCTTGGTGTTACTGACGTTGCGAATCGTCAGTGTGAACGTAGGTGTTGCCACCAAGAGGTTCATCTTGCGTGGTGGTTCTGGTACCACTTGGACCTTGCGGGTCGCACCGGGCGACACAATCATCATCTCATCAATCACGTAGTTCGATCTGTTCATTCTTGTTGTAAACATGGGGTGAAAAACGCCAATTCATCAGTCTAATTTGTTCCCTTATTGGTCTTCGGGGAATTTCCGCTTTTTGATGTCACTAGCAACTAGCTCTGTGTGACAAAAGATTATACATATGGGTAAGTGGTAGATCTAGCTAGGCGGATCAGGAATAGGGGTGAACATTACCCTAAACCATTATGTCCCTCGCAGGTTATCTACAGTTCTCCAATTGCAATCATCGAGGATTAACTGAAAGAGGTATTTATAGGAATACCACAACCCGATTACACATGGTAGGAGCGATTTCCGAAGCTTTTCACAGCTTCGTACTGACGTCCTCAATGTAACCATTATACATTAGTTTAACGTGAAAGTATTTATAAGCACGGGGGAGAAAAGGTTTTACTTGCTTCTCGTTTGCAAGAATCTATGGAGTAAATCCAAAAGGTTTCATCTTTTACAGTAATCAACTGACTTATATGATGTTCAGCAAGCATGGCTGAAGGCCTTGAAGTTGTAGAGTTGTCCTCTACGGCATTAAGTGGTGCACAATTGCACACAAATGTGGAACTGATGGGTTCAATTTGTTATAGCGGTTTATTCCGCAGTAGTAATGTTGAAGTCAAAAAGGTTCTATATTCAAATGATTTGAAACAAAAAGCAATCTAACATTTTGTAGAAAGGAGTCTCGTACGATGCTCTGAAGGCACGAAATCACATTCTAAAGAATGAGAGATTACAAATTGTTCAAAACAAACAACACAGAATGTTCAAATTGGAATATGCAATTTCGTGCGATGCTCTAGAAAAGCACGAAATTACACAATTCAATTCTATTCTATCAGCAACGACATGAGATTAGGGTTTAACCTAATCCCAT